TCATTGTCAATACCTTGAACTATTTGTTCCGGAGTTTCGAATACAGGAAATCCATAAGTATTAATGAATCCCTCGTAGTTCCATTCCATAGGTATGAACAAACTATATAATCCTGAGCTAGTCTGTCCATTGCGGTTTCTTTTTGTAACATCAGATTCGTAATATAGTTTTTTAAAATTTTTACCTCCTTTATCAAGTGAATTAGACGTCGATCCCATCATACACTTGCCTATAATCTTACTACCTAGTCTTAGTGTAGTTTTTGTTACTCTCCAATTGTTAAGAATATTATCAGGTCTTTCCCATTTTCCTGATTCATCATGCACTAACAGTCTTAATTTTTCACCATCATAACTATTATCTCCCGTATTTTTCCAATCAATAGTAGTATCTAAGCCTTCTAGTATTTGTCTTTGACTGGTTTCGGTAATACTCTTTTTGGTAAACTTTGACGCGGGGACTCTATATGCAAGTTCCGATTTCGGTCTGTCCATTCCGTCTTGGATTGGTTTGAAAAAAAACGGGTAGTTAACTGAGATTGGTACCACCTTGTCTGTGAACATTTTCTTTGCATCAGAACCAGATTTGGACAATATCCCAAACCGTGCGTCTGATGTAATTGTAGCCTGATGTACCGTCTCTGCTGAAGACATGAAGCTAAAACCGGACCTACGGTTTTTAAGATAGCACATTCCATAACACCGTTTATCGGCTTTGCAGGCTTCCCAAAAAATGAAGAAGAGTCTATTAGCCTCTCTGAAGTCTGGCTTCCCAACATCAATTTTGGTGTGCTGCAAGTACATATAGTGAGAGCCAGTAATATAAGTAGCATTTTTATTATTAATAAACCAATAACCCTCTTCTCTTCTAGTAAATTCTCTATTAATATAATCATACCATTTTTCTTTAAAATTACTAGGATAAGTTTCCCATTCAAATATACTTTTAATTTGATTTAGTTCTTTTGGAAAAATGTGAGGCTGCCAAATATTATCATTATTTTCAACAACTTTAGGTGCTTTAGGTAAAGCTATTACTAAATTTTGTATTTGAATAATATCACCAATAGTGCCATTTTTGCTTATAACAATTACGTCATGCTCTTTGTTGTAACCATACTCCCATTTTTTATACCTATTATTTTTTTTTATTATATTAGGTTTTATTGGGGAAACATTTTGAACCAATGTTTGCGCGTACATTATTTTGATCTTCTTTCAGCAAATCCGCTGAATGATTCTTTTTTTTCTATTGGCTTATTTTCTAATAAACTTTTTTCAGCTTCAATACGTGTAAGTATTTCAAATGCATCAAATATTGCTAGTTTTTTTGTGGCTGCTGCATTTTTTAATCTATCTGCAGATATATCATCATCTCCTCCTGTAACAATTTTTTCTTCAGCTACTTTAATTAATTCTTTAACTGCTTTTTGCCCAGCTTGGATTATATTCAACTTCGTTTCCTTCGTATTCATATTTAATTACTATATCATTAGATTGCATACAATAAAGTCTTTCATTATCAATAATAAAATCCCATTCACTGTTTGGTGTAAATCCAATTAAGTCTCCTGGATTGATTCCAGCAGCTTTTAAAGAGTTATTACCATATTTTAATATACCAACAAGCTTTTTTTCTTTATCAAGCGTTAAAACGTTTGTATCAACTATTGGTTTAACAAAACAACGTTCAGATATTGTATTCCATTTGTTATTTTGTTTATATAAATATATTTGTGTTATATCACAAAAATATTGATTTTCTTTAAACCATGATCGGCTATTTTGTTGCTTGCCTTTCATATTATAAAACTTTCTAAAAACATTTTGATGAACAACAACTAAATCACCCTTTCTTATTTTAGTTGAATATGCAATAGGTGTTTCAATTACTAAAGCAATTCTATTTATTGCTTTCCAATTTTCAATAGATGTATTTAAAATTAATTTTTTATTATTAATTTTAATTTCATTATTATATCTTTCGCCTGCGGGTTTTATTATAAAATCGTATATGCTTTTCATTTAATATTGTAGATCATATTCTACAGAAATAGCCATATTAGAATTAAACTTTTTCCAAGGCATAATTTCATTATTTTTTTTAATATGAATATTATATGAACTATCTTGATCTTCAAATAAAATGTAAGCTATTTCATGGCCTCCATAAACTTGTTGACCTATAGCATAATGCATAGCTTCATTTTTATAATCAGCTCCAATACTTATTTTTCTAATAATAGAAGACATTATTATTTTTTATTTTCTTCTTCAGCTATTTCAGTATAAGAACCATCTTCAATATTAATTCTTATTTTACCGTATTTAGTTTCAAGCTCTTGTTTAAATTCTTCAATCTCTTGACTAAGACCCGCTTGCTGATGTAGTAATGCGTGCTTTTGAGATTCTAACTGTCCTATAGCTTTTATAGTATCACTTAAGGTTTCTTGTTGTTTTTGAATTTTTTCTAATTCTTCTGTAGATATAGATGTTGTTTCTACTTTTTTCATTTTATTAAATTTAATTGTTATTTGTAAATATAATTATTTTATTTTGTTTTGTCTTTTATTTTTTCAAAAGTTCGTAGGCCACCAAGACCAAGCATGCCTAATAAAACTGTCATTAAATGTTCCATTTGTAAAGCAGGTGGAATATCCATGGGTTTTAATATCCATATAAACAAATCACGAACAATAAAATTATATGCTAAAGCAATTCCACAAATCCATCCAATAAATGGTCGCCAACCAGCAACAAATATACTACGATGACCTGCTTCAATTTCATTTATTTTAGTTTGTAAAGATATTAATTCATTAGGATCTAACTCTTTACCTTTTATTGCTTCTCGTATATCCCAAGCTAAATTACCTATTGGAGTTTTACCCCCACGTCCACCTTTTAATAATCCAAGCAATACTTGCCACATAATCTATTGTTTAACCGAGCCTCTACCGCGATTTAATCTTTTTGTTCTACTTTCTTGTAAGTTTATCATTGTTCTTATATCAGGGCCTGACATATTATAGTCTTTTGCTATACTAGAAATTCTTTTAAATTGTTTTGGATCTGTTCTACTTAATCTTGTAAATGCATCAGCATCTTTTTGAGCTTGAAATTGAGTTAATCTATCAGGGCCAGGTTGAGACGTTTGTTGTTGTCTACGTGACATTTTTGTTTCAAATTCATTTTTTAAAGATTCTAAACTTCTTTTTGTAGGAGTAACTTCTTTTCTAAAAGATCCAGTTCTTGAATCACCAAAACCTTCAGGTGCTGGTCCAAACGGATTTTCTTTTGATACTGGTTTTGGATGTCCATCTACATGATTAAACAAAGGAATAGATTCCATTTTTTTAATTGCATTATTTCTAAAAGGAGTTCCATTATTATTTAATGATGATGCTCTATTATCAATAGGCATATATTTTAAATCTTTATTCATTTTGTTTATATTAAGTTGTTTTATTATACGCTTCTTTTTCCCACGGTAAATTTGAAGCACCTTCTTTCATTGTTGCACGCGGATATCTTTTACCTTTCCAAAATACTGCTGAGTCGTTATAATCTAAATCACCACGACGCATTTGATCTAAATGAACTTGCTCGTGGTTTATAACGCTTTTTAACTGCTCTTTGTCAGTAATATCTTTATTTACTAAAATACTACCATTACGATTAGCCTTACCTAAAACACCCTCACCTAAATCTACATTATAGATAGGGGTATTATCAATAGTATATGGGGGGTTAGTCAAACTGAATGCCACTTTTTTGTTGTTGTTTATATGGGAACATTTTATTTAACGCTTCTTTACGATGACTACATCCACACGGAATGTTTAATCCTTCCGAAACTCTATCTACAATTGTTTTAATTCCTGTAGCAGTAGTAATTTTTTCTACTGTATCACCTAATCCTCTTGATTTCATTTAATTATTTTTATTACATTCTTTTTCCAATACGACCAGCTCTCTTTTTCATTCTATCGTACTTTCTTCTTTGTTTAAGTGCTTTTGCTTGATTTTTAGCAATATCAGATGCACTGCTTGAAGACTTTATATTTTTAATTGCTTTTTCTCCTTTATTTCTCGCCTCTACAGCTTTACCAATAGTTTTTTCAAGTCTTCTGCTTTTTCTAGAACTTGTTGCATCTTTAACAATAGGCATAATTGTTAAATCAGCTTTGGCTTCTGCAGATTTAATTTTTGGGCCTGTAGTTTTTAGCTTTTGTTTACCAGTGCTTTTTGTATTACTTTTTAAAGCATTAATTTTTTTTCTTGTTTTTGCTACTGGTTTTGTTTTAACTTTTGGAGTTTTAGTAGAAGAACCTATTCCAAATCCTTCATTTCCAGATCCATCATTTTGTACACCACTTGTTCCAATAGATTTTATTTGAGTTGGGGGC